TCAGATACGCTCCTCGGGAAATGTGAACCGCGCCACGATCCGGCGCCGCCAGGGCAGGCTGAGCGGGCTTTCGACAACCGCATGGCCCGAATAGGCATGAACAAAGCTGGCATCCGCACCCACGCGCCCGGCGATGCCCAGATGTTTGGCGACCGCGCCATCGCGCATGCGGAACAGCAGAACGTCGCCCGGCGCCTCATCGCTGCGGGGCTTGGGGACCAGATGCCGCTGCGCGGCCTGCCATAGCGCTTCGATGCGCGCAGGTTCGGACCAGTCCATCGAATAGGCCGGCGGCACCTCCGGCTCGGCCCCCAGAACCTCGCGCCAGACGCCGCGCAGGAGGCCCAGACAATCCGTCCCGGCCCCCTTGCAAGATGCCTGATGCAGATAGGGCGTCCCGATCCAGTCGCGCGCGGCGCTGACAATGCGAAACTGCAAGGCGTCGCTCATCGCCGACTCCCCCCGTTCAGACTGCCCGCCTTGGACGGGTCCGAGATCGACCAATCATCGCCTGGAATGTCAGGAAACCCCTGATAATTAATAAGGTTCTGAAACTTGAGCCTGCACGTCTCCGCCCGTTTGTCACACCCCGCCTCAAGTCGAAGAAGATCCGCCAGCCGCACATCCGCGCGCAGCGGATGCCACAGCTCGATCACGCGTCGCGCGCCGTCCATGCGGTCACGCTTGATCATGCCGCTCAGCCCTTCGGCAGCGCCCGCAAGCACGACCAGCCGTCCGAATTGAAACCACCCCGCATCGAACCCGGCAAACGCGTCGAAATGAAATACGCGGCGCTCCTCGATTGCGGCGGCCCTGGTGTCCTTGGAATAGCCGGAGGTCGACGTATCAAAAGCGCATGCCCGGTCGCCCAGGACGGCGGAACACGGCTTTTGATACACCCGCCCCAAGGGCCGGTTCAGCACATCGGTCAGCCCGCGCAGCTCCGCTTCGAACGCCCCGCCCGAGCGACGCAATTCGCCGATCGTGCCGCGGAATTGCATATGGCGTTGCGACACGTCATGCCAATTGACCAGCCATGCGCGGATCTCGGCCCCGTCATAGCGTCCGGCCTCGATATCCTCCTCGCGGATCGACGCATCGCACAGCGCGCCCAGCGCCTCGGTGTTGTCCACCGACAGGCCCGTGGTCTGCTGAATCGCAAGCGCGCTCAGCCCGGTATCGGCGCGGAACGTGATTCCACCGAAGGTCAGCGGCCCATCGTGATCGGTAAATCCCAGCACCGTGCCGTCCTTGCGCGTCAGCGCCCAGGCGCGGCAGGTCGTGGTCACGGCCGTCTGCAGATGCGCGCGCAGCCCCGCGTTCAGCCCGCTCATACCCGGATCTCCACCACCGGCACGTTCGGAACGTCACCGGCCTGAAAGCTGGCGACACTGACCATGATCCGGTCCGTGTCAAAACGCACGGGCACGTCAAACTCGAATCCCGCGGTGATGCGTTCGCCGTCATTCGGCGGGTGCATGAATGTCACCAGTCCGGTCGCGGTATCGACCTCGTAATGCACGCCCTCCTTTTGCTCGTCGCCGCCGATGCCGATCTTGACGGTTCCGCGAACCGGCTTGGCGATGGGGCGCGTATATTCATGCTCGCCCGAGCGGTAAGTCTTGACCAGTTGGAACGAAGGGGTCACGTCGTCGCCGAACGCGATCAGCTGGTCTTCATACGCCACATCCAGCCGCGCGCCGCCGGATTTGTAGTCGGCCCAGTCCTTCCAGCGAAAGCCGTGGATTTGCCCGCGCCGCGCCTCGAAAAACGCGATCAGCTTTTCGATATCGTCCAGCCCCCGCATCGCCACGCCCGCATCATAGCGCCGCCGCGAATGTTGCCAGGGCGTGTTGCGCTCCTCGAACCCGTTGGCCAGCGTCACCACGTCGGTCAGCCGCTCAGGCCCCCCGACCGAGCCAAAGCTCAGGTTCGCCGGAAATCTCACTTCGTGAAAACCCATCGTTTTTCTCCCTTACCGATTGCGCTGACCGCGCCCGATGGCCCGGCTCATCTGAGCCGCGATCTGGCCCTGACTGCGCCGGAACCCTTCGGCATCAGGTGTGGAAATATTCATCACCACGCTCACATTGCCGCCGCCCCCGCCGCGCACGCCCAGCTTGCCGTCAGCGCCCCGCGCCAGCGGCATGATCGCCTCCGGCCCGGCCTCTCCCATCAGGCCGGTGCCGCCCCGCATCGGAAAGGTCACGGGCCCACTGACGATTCCGCCACTGGCAAAGGGCTGCACGCGGCCCTGCGAAAAACTCGCCCCGTTCGCAAACGGCATCAGCCCGCCCACGAGGCTGCCAACCCCGCTCGCCAGCAGCCCGCCAACATGATCCGTCACCGGTTTCACCGCGGCGTTGAACGCCGTGTTGATCATTGAATTGGCCAGCGTGCGCAGCGATGTCGACAGACTGTCGCCATCCACAACCGCGCCCTGAATCGCGCGCCGCAACCCCCGGCTCATCCCCCGGTCCAGCGTCGCCACGTCATAGCCGGTCCGCTCGAACGTGCCGCGCACGCGCCCCAGTTCCGCATTGAACGCCGCCGCCATATCGGTCGCCGCGCCCAAAGACCCGTCCAACGCCTCCAGTTGCGCGTCCAGCGCGCCCAAGTCTTCACTGTCACTCATCGTTCTCTCCTCGCGTATCGGGATAGGCTTGCATCAATGCCTCGAGGCGGCCGCGCTCCAGCGGCGCGGCCCCCTGCGCCTCGCCCAGCATCAGCCGCAGCTCGGCCGGGGTCAGCGACCAGAATTCGGCGGGCTTGAGGCCCAGCCCGCGCAGGCCCGCCTGCATCAGTCTGGGCCAGTCAAACCCGCTCATTGCGCCTCCGGCAGCATGAAGGCCCGCGCCAGCAGCTCTGCCGCCGCGCGGGCGGCCGCCAGCGGCCCGCCTTCGATCTCGGCGGCGATCAGATCGCCGGCGGACCCCTGCCAGCCGCCGCCGCGCAGCCCCGCGACGATCAACGCCAGTACATCACGCGTCGAAAACCCGCCCGCCTCGAACCGCTCGACCAGATCTACCAACGATCCCGCTGCCAGCCCTGCTTCCAGCTCGGCCAAGGCGCCCAAAGTCAGCTTCAGCACGCGCCGCTCGCCGTTGATGATCAGTGCCACCTCACCTGCCCATGGGTTTGCCATCTCAGATCGCCGTGAAAATCATGCGGCCTGCCGATGCCAGCGACAGCTCATAGGTCGCCTCACCGTCATGCGTGCCGGCATATTCAATCGACGTCACCTGAAACGGCCCCTCGATGATGCCGAAATCAGGGATCACCACCTGAAAGGCGGGCGTTTCACCATCAAAGAAGATTTGCCGCGTCCGTTCATCCGAATCCGCATCGCGGAAAATGCCCGAACCACTGATCGCCGCCGATTTGACGCCGGCACCGCCCAGCAATTCGCGCCAGCCGCCCGCGCTCTCCAGGCTGGTCACATCCACGCTTTCGGCGTTGAAGCTGATGCGCGTCGCGCGCAGCCCCGCCACCGATTCAAAGTTACCGTCGCCCGTCAGATCGACCTTGATCAACAGGTCCTTGCCGTTTTGAACTGCCATGTCTTGTCTCCGCTAATATTGATTAAACCGTGTCCTGAACCCGCGCCCGAAACGTCAGATCGATCCGCCGCAGTGATCCATCCCGCCGCGCCCGCGCCCGGTAGAAATTCAGCGCCACCAGATACCCCCGGTCGAGGCTCAGTTCCGCATCCGTCAGCGCATCGCCCACCGCCGCCGCCGCCTGCTTGGCCGCTGCAAAACCAGCCGCATCGCTGACCACTGACACCGTGAACCGATGCCAAGCGCCACCAGACGTGCCGTCCGACCGGTCACGCACATCCTCCGGCCCCAATGTCACGTAAAGCGAGGGCAAGGCGCCCGCCGGCGGCGCATCGTAAATCGCCCCGCCGACCAGCGCGGACAGCTCCGCATCGCCAATCAACTGCCCGTAAACCGCCGCCTGTAGCGCTGCCGATCCGCCATAGCTCATACCGCCACCTCCTCTTGCGCATAGCAGGTCAGGTAGCGGCCCAAAGGGTCGCGTTCCGTCACCGCTTCGATCCTGAAAATCCGGCCGCCGCCGCGCAGCCGCTGCTCGGGCTTTGGGCGCGAGGGCGCACCCCAGGGCGCCGCGCGAACCGTGATTTTATACCCGGTGCTGGAAACCTGCGCCGCGCCCTCCGTCACCTCGCGCCCCGTGCGCGCGATGATTTCGGCCCAGACTTCGCCAATCGGCTGCCATGTCTCGGCAAATCCGCCCGCACCATCGGCAACCCGCTCAGGCGCTTCCAGCACCAGATGCCGGTTGAGGTTGATATGCTTCATCACATCACCCCCCCGCCCAGCATCCGAACGGTGCGATAGCGCTCAATCAGGCTGGTCACACCAAAAGGCATGCACCCGCCGCCCAGCGCCGTATCGGCGCGATATTCGTAATAATGCGCCGCCAGCAGCAGCACCGCCTGACCCAGATCGGCCGGCAGATCGCCCCACACCGCGCCCATGCCAGCGCGGAACCGAACCACCACAGCGCCGCCCGACGGCACCGGCGGCAAAACCGTGCCCACCGGCATCAAGCGCGGGCGATGCGTGTCCTTCTCCAGCCGGAAATGCGCCGGATCGGCGATCTCCTCGCTACCCGACATATGGCGCAGCACCACATCCTCGATCGCCTTGACCGGTGCCACCGGCAGCGCCTGACCATAGCCGGTACGCCACGCAACCAACTCCCACGAGAATATCCGCTCGATCAGCACCTTGCCGGTGCGCGCCTCGATCGACGCAATCGCCGCCCGTAGAAAACTGGTCAGCACCGCATCCTGCACATCATCGTCCGAAAACCCGGTGCCCAGCCGCAAATGCGCCTTGAACTGGGCCACCGGCAAGGCGGTCTCGGGCACGGCGGTTTCTTCAATCAACATCATGGAATAACTCCGATTAAGCGTTTCGCAGAAAGCTTGGGTCATGGTTTTTGCGAAACGCTGCGCAACGTTCACGCGGTGTGCGGCGTTTCGAGCCATCCCTGAACCAGGGCTATTTCGAAACGCTTCAGTCCCGGATCCCTCCGGTGGTTCAGGCGCGCGCCGCCCACGTTGCTCGGACGGAGGGGAGCAGCTGGACAACGCATCAAGTGACTGGCGGCGCACGCCCCGGGCGAGGGCAAATCCCCCCGCCCGATCCGCGCCTCGCTTAAGAGGTCGCGAATTTCAGCAGCTTGATCGCCGCATAGTCGCTGACATCACCGCCGACGCGCTTGGTCGCGTAGAACAGCACATGCGGCTTGGCGCTGAAGGGATCGCGCAGAACGCGCAGGTCCGGGCGCTCGGCCACGGTATAGCCCGCACCGAAATCACCGAACGCCACCGACAGCGAACCGCTGGCCATATCCGGCATGTCCTCGGCGATCAGCACAGGATAGCCCAGCAGACGCGCAGGCTCGCCCGCCGCCAGACCGTCGGACCACAGGAACCGGCCATCGGCATCCTTCATCTTGCGCAAGGAACCCGCCGTTTTCGAGTTCATGACAAAGCTGGCATTGGCGCGGTATTGCGCCCCCAGCGCATAGACCAGATCAATGACCGCATCTGCACCGTTGAAATCGCCATCGGCGCCGGTCGGCACATAGCCCAGATTGCCCCAGGTCCAGACGTCGTTGTCGACCGTCGGCTTGGTCAGGAAACCGGTCGGCTTGTCCACACCGTTGCCCATGACAAACGCCGCCGCCTCGGCCCGCGCAAACTTGTCGGCGATTCGGCCAGCCAGCCAGCCCTCAATGTCAAAGGCCGAATCGTCCAGCAAACGCTGCGACGCTTTGGGCAGCGCGCTCAGCTCGTGCAGCGGGATGGTGATACGGTCAATGCCGGGTGTCGCTGTCTCGGTCACGCCCGCCGTCTCGGTTGCCCAGCCATGGCCGACATCGCCATGATCGATCAGCACGTCAAAGCTGGTCGCCTCGACCGCCACGACATTGGCAATCGCCCGGATCGACGCCGTGCTGCTCAGCACCGACTTGATCGCGCCCGCCGTCTGCGGGTCCACCAGATAGCCGCCATCGCCGGCGATGGTGGTGCCCAGCGCCTTGCCTTCCAGCTCCAGGCCGCGCAGCCCGTCATCGTCGCCCGAGCGCAGATAGGCGTTGAATGCCTTCTGATGCGGGGCAGGGCCGTCATTGCCGCCCGCCAGAACAGGACGTGCAGGCACAAAGGATTTACGCTCAATCATGGTCATCTTCTCTTCTTGCTGTTTCAGTCGTTCTTCGATCCGGGCCTGAAAGCCCTTCAATTCGTCCACAAAGCCCGCCACGGCAGACTTCACTTCGGCCACCGGCGCGTGCCCATCGGACACACCTTTCCCGGCACCGGAATTTCCGGTTTCACTCATCACCTGCTCCTTGTTCTGGTGTCTCTTTGCCCGGCGTTATCCGCGCGCCAGTTCCCGGCCCGCGGCACTGAACGTCGCCGCCAATTCACGCAGATCGCCGCCATCCAGGGAATCGCCCTTGGCCGCCACCCGCGCACTGGGAAGCATGGGGAACGTCACCAACGACACCTCCCAAAGCTCCAGTTCCTGCAAGAGCCGCTGGCCCTTGTCATTCTTTGTCGCCCGCACCGTGCGATAACCGATGCTCAGCCCGTCAATCGCGCCCGCGCCGATCAGCGCGGCCGCCTCTCGGCCACGGCCCACGGCCTCCAGCAGACGCCCCTTGACGTATAGCCCGCGCTTGTCCTCGCGCACCTCGTCCCAGACGCCGATGGGCTGCGCCGGATCGTGCTGCCACAGCATCTTGACTTGGCGGCTCTCGGCGCTCAGCCGCGCCAGCGACCTGGCATAGGCACCCGCCACAACCACATCGCCGCCCTGATCGGTATCGCCGAAATAGCTGGCATAGCCTTCGATCCCCACACCGTCCTTGACGGTCAAATCCGCATCGAACCGCGCGAATTTTCGCTCCAGCCCCGTATCAAAATCCATAAACCTCATCCTTTCAAACCCTCACGGCAGCGCCACAATCAGCGGCTGCAACGCCTGCGCCACGATTGCGCCCGCTATCCCGTAAACCGCCAGCCACAGCCGCCGCTCCAGCCGTTCCATCGCCTCTTCCAGCTTCTTCTGCCGCTCCGCGACCGCCTGAAACTTCAACAGGGCAACCCGCTCGTTCGCCTCCAGCCGCAGCGCCGGCGCACAATCGAACGCCTCAAAGCCATAACGTTCAGACCTGCGCTCCTCATCCATCCGCGCACCCAGGTTCGGGCAGGGCGGGCAGCCCCAGCAGCGACCGTTTCTCGCCTTCCGTCAGAAAATCGGCCCCAGCCACCCGCGCCCATTGCGCATCCCGCTCAGCGGCCAGCGCGGGCACCTGATCCAGATCCGGCTTCAGCTCCAGACACTGCCCCTCGAACCCGCTCAGCCAGTCCGACAGGCTTGCCGCCACACGGCTCGCCAGCGGCAGAACCGTCAGCCTGAAAAACGCCCGGTTCGCCTCCTGATAGTTCGAATAGGTCGCGTCCCCCGGCACCCCCAGCAGCATCGGCGGCACCCCGAAGGCCAGCGCGATCTCGCGCGCCGCGCTCTCCTTGGTTTTCTGAAACTCCATGTCCGAGGGCGAGAATCCCATCGGCTTCCAGTCCAGCCCGCCCTCCAGCAGCATCGGCCGTCCGGCATTGCGCGCGCCCTGATGATGGCTCTCCATTTCGTCCACCAGACGCTGGTACTGATCGGTGCTCAGGCTGCCCTGACCCTCGGCACCGCGATACACAATCGCTCCCGAGGGCCGCGCCGCGTTATCCAGCAGTGCCTTGGACCAGCGGGATGCCGAATTATGCACATCCACCGCCTGCGCCGCGGCCTGCATGGGCGACAGCCCATAATGATCGTCCTGCGGATGAAAGCTCTTGATATGGCAAACCGCCGGGTGACCCTGGCTGACATCAAACCGATGCTTGCGCCCGGCCACCGCATATTCATAGGCCACCGGCCAGCCATCGTTGCCCGGCACCACGCTCATCCGGTCCGAACGCAGCACATGCAGCTCCACCGGCGCGCCAGCCGCATCGCCCACCGCCTCGACATAGGCGTTCCCGGTCAACAGCAGCTGCCCATAGAGCGCCTCCAGCAGCTCGGCCCGCCCCTGCGCCGGGTTTGGGCGGCGCATCAGCGTCAGCATCGGATGCTCGGCAAACCGCTGCTCGCTATCCTGCAAGACCAAGGGCAAGGACGCCGCCGCTTCCGCGATCATCTTGACGCAGCGAAAGCCCACCGGATTGGCTGCGAACCCCTGCCGCGTCAGCGTCCCGCTGTCGCGCGCGCCCCAGACAGCGCGGTTCGCGCCGTGCCACGCCATGACCCGGCCCGCCGCGCTTGCCTTGGCTTCGGGCGGCGTTGGCTGCTCTTGCGCCGCGCCCTGCCGAAAGAAGTCCATGATCAT